GTTCATTTCGTAGACCGTCTCGACCACACCGGCGGTGGTGCCGAAGACGCGCCAACAGATCGCATCGACCGTGTCGCCCTGCTGCGCGTAGACGGTCTGCGCCATTCAGAGCAGCTCCACGACGTTACGCGGGCGTCCGAGGATGTCGGCGACGGCCCAGCGCGCATTGCGGCGGAAATCGTCGGCGGATTCGCTTTCGCCTTGGGCGCGATAGTCACCGGCGCGCGTGTTGTCCCAGTCGCGGTATTTCTCGGCGATATCGGCCTGCACCGTGCTGGCGACGGCACGCAGATACCGATGCACCAACGCGCTCGCGCCGGCGATGGTCTCGCCGACGTCCGCGGCGTTGTCCCAGCCTTCGCCAATGCGGGCGGCCTTGTACGTCGCCAACTGGGTGTTCACGTCGAGGATCGCTTCGATGGTGCTCGCGCGCAGCCGCTCGACGGTGACGTTGCCGGTGAGCCGCGTGGACGCGCGCAGCGTGGCGAGATCCACATCGGGCCAGAAGCCGTCGTTGGTGATGACGCCTTCGCCGTTCGGTGGCGTGGCTACGGTGCCGCCGTTCGCAATCACACTGCCCATAGGGTTCCTCTCAAAAAATCCGGCGGTGGACGGGTGGGTCACGGCATGCGCTTTGGCATCGTTCGCCACCCGTGCCGCCGGGGCGCCGGGGGGAGGCTCAGGTGCCGCGCGTGCGCGGCGAAGGTTGGCCGGCGGACGGGCCGGCATCCGTTTGGCGCAGTCGTCGTTCCAACTGCTCAATGTCTTTTTTGGCGCCGACCTTCTCGTGCAACTCCACCGCGCGGCGCAGATGCTCCAACGCCCTCTGCGGTGCCTGTTCGGCCTGGTGCCGCCCGATGGCGAAGTGCAATTTGGCGCGCACCTGGTCGGGCATGTCGCGCGATGCAGTCAGCTCAAGAATTTCTTGCAGCACGTTCACGTCGAAGGGCTTGCCGACTTCATAGGCTTTCAAGGCCTGCACGGCGGGTTCTTCCGCAAGTAGCGTGGCCGGTGTGCGCTCAAAGCGATCCGGTAGCGAGAGGTTGTGATCGAGCACGTAGCGCGCGACGTCGAGCGCACCGGCGTAATCGCCAATATCGATACGCCAGGTCAGCACGTAGCCGAGCACGTCGTCCTGCACGCCCTGGCCGCTGGCCAGCACGCCGGCCACGTAGTCGGCGTAGTCGCCGAGGATCTCGCGCTTGATCACGATCTTGCGTTCGACCGATTGCACCTGGTGCAAGCGGCGACGATCGGCATCGAGTTTGGCGCGCATGAGGCGGTGAGCGCGGGAGGTGGTGTCATCCACCTCCGCGCCGGGCGCCGAGTTGGCGGTCGCCCGTGCCGCTTCCACACGCATCAGGTGCGCTTGGGCGGGAGAGAGCGTCATCGCCATCAACCGCCGGCCGACCAGTTGCCGAGCACGATGTTTTCGATCAGCACCGCGCCTTGCAGACGTTCCACCACGTAGGCGTCGTTGCTCGACTGGTAATCGGCAATGCGATCGTAGTCGGGCTCGTCGCGCAGCAGGCGACGACGTGCGCCGGCCTGGTAGTAGATCGAAAGGTTGTCCGGGCGCGTGATCAGGAGCTTGTTGCCGGGGAAGTAGGGAAGCCCCAGACCCTGGAGGCCGCCCATGGTCTTCTGGCTCACCAGAATCTGCGTGGCCAGCTCGTCGGTCGCACGTTGCTGCTGGTTGATCTTCGGAAAATACTTGTCGTGCATCAGCTTGCGGCCCACGTGCACGCGAAGGCCCGTGTCTTCCTGGAACCAGGGAGCCAGCAGCAGGATGGCGTCGTACACCAGCGCATCGAGGTTCTCGTAATCGCCGCCCGGACCCACGCGCACTTGCTTGCTGCCCGCCTTGGCTTCCGTCATCACTTGGGCCGGTGCCTGCTCACGCAGGATCTGTAGCCAGCCCTTGTTGACGTCCTGCAACAAGGGGTTCTTGGCGATGTCGGTGTCGTCGGCCACGCTCGTGCCGTTCCAGCCGATCATCAAGCGATCCAGCGCCTGTTGTTTCACCAGCATGGTGGACAGGCGTGTCTGGAAGTCGGGGAACTTCGCCCACGCATCGAGCGTGGCGTACGGGAAGGAGGTGTCGAAGTTGGTCTGGTAACAGGTGTAGGGCTGTGCATCCATGTCGCCCATGTAGCGCGGCGTGCGCTTCTTGTTGTCGGACGTCTTGGTGCGGCTGGCCACGGGGCCGGACACGCCCAGGTGCAGCTTCTCGCCCGTCTTTTCGGTGACGGGATGGACGTTGACCATCGCCAGGTACTCGCTCGATTCCTGGATGCGGTTTTCCATCGTCTGCTGCACCGATGGTTGCACGTCGAATTTTTCGGACGCGTTTGCTACGCCATTGAGCTTGGCGACTTGAGCGGAGAGGGCATGGAATTTGACGCGGGTGTCGTTCTTCATGGGTGTCCTTGTGGGGAAGCGGGGAAGGCGAGGCGCGTGGGGCTTAGAAGTCGGTGAGCGCGTCGTCGGTACCGGTAGCGCGCGGGCGCGTGGCGGTCGCGGCCGGGGTGGTGTTGAAGAGCTGCTCCAGCGCCGTCAGGCGGGTGGTCACGTCGGTGAGCTGCTGCGCGCGGGCCTTGAGTTCGGTATCGACCTGTTCGAACTGGCGCGCGGTCTCGACGCTTTGCGCTTCGCCGTGTTCGGCGACTTCTTCCAGCGCGGCTTCGATGTCGGTGAAGCGCGCCTCGTCGCTCACGTTCTTGCGTGCAAACAGCTCGCGAATCTTGGCGAGCACGCCGGGCTTCACGTCCGGCTCGTCGACGAACTCGATCGCCGTCTCCACAGCGGCGGAGAAGTGGTTGTCCGGATGCAGCTTGCGCGCCGCAAAGGGATTGGCGTCGGGATTCGCGGCGGCGAATTGCAGCATCTCGGTACCGAGGCTCGCCGGGTTGTCGGTGACGGCCAGGCCGACCAGGTACGCCTTGCCGGTATCGGCAAACTTCGGGTTCACCTCGATGGAGGTGAAGACCTTCTGGCCTTTCTTGGTCATACCGACCAGGTCGTCGGTGGGCGAAATCTCCGCAAAGAGTTCCAGCTTGCCCTCGGCGTTCTGAGCTTGAGTGAGCGCATCGACAAAGCCGTAGTTGCGAAACGGACCATCGGGCAGCACGCCACGGATGTGTTCGAGGTTGATCGTCGCGCGGTACTTGGCTGGGTCGTAGCTCTCGGCCATCTGCGCAATCCACTCGCGCTGGATCGTGCGGCCATCGACCGTGGCGCCTTCGGTCGCAATGCGGAACTTCTTGGATTTCTTTGCCATGCCAAGGGCCTCGGTGATGTAGGGACAGAAGATGGTCGCCAGCATCGATAGCCCTGCACGCCCCGGCAACGCGGCGCGGTTCTGTATCCCACGCCTGAGAACAACACGCGGCCCAGCGCAGCGAAGTGCCTCCCTACGCTGTCGGCCATGCTCATGCCCGCCGTCGCCACCGATCCGCGCACCGTTGCCCGCAGCCTTTACTTCCAAGGCTGGAGCGTGACAGCGATTGCCGAGCACATCGGTCAGGCACGTTCGACGGTGGAATCGTGGAAGCAACGCGATGGCTGGGCGAGTGCGAAACCGATCGATCGGGTGGATGCGGTGCTGGAAGCGCGGCTGTGCCAGCTGATCGCGAAGGATCACAAGGACGCGCACGACTTCAAGGAGATTGATCTCCTGATGCGCCAGGTCGCGCAGATTGCGCGCGTGCATCGCTACGAAGCACCGGGTGGTCATGAAGGGCATCTCAACCAGAACGTGGCGAATCGCAACGCCAAGCCGAAGAAGAAGCCGACGAAGAACGACTACAGCCCCGAGCAGGCCGAGCGCTTGCACGAGGCGTTCATGGATTCCTTGTTCGATTACCAGCGTTGCTGGCACCAGGCGGGGTTGGCACAGCGCATTCGCAATATCCTGAAATCGCGTCAGATCGGCGCGACCTGGTATTTCGCCCGCGAAGCCCTGGATGATGCGATCACGTCCGACCGCAACCAGATCTTCCTGTCCGCCAGCCGCGCGCAGGCGGATGTGTTCCGTCAGTACCTCACGCAGTTTGCAAAGGATGCGGCCGAGATCGAGCTGAAAGGCGATCCGATCATCCTGCCTAACGATGCGACGCTGTACTTCCTTGGCACCAACGCGCGTACCGCGCAGAGCTACCACGGCAACCTCTACTTCGACGAGTACTTCTGGGTGCATAGCTTCCAGACGCTACGCAAAGTCGCGTCGGGCATGGCCATCCACAAGAAGTGGCGGCAAACGTATTTCTCGACGCCCTCGGCGCTGAGCCACGACGCGTACCCGTTCTGGTCGGGTGCACTGTTCAACAAGGGCCGGGCAAAGGCTGATCGCATCAGCATCGACATCAGCCATGCCGCGCTGGTGAATGGGCTTGCGTGTGCGGACGGGCAATGGCGGCAGATCGTCACCGTGCTGGATGCCATGGCCGGTGGCTGCAACCTGTTCGACATCGACCAGCTGCGGCTGGAATACAGCAGCGATGAATTCCAGCAGCTCTTGATGTGCGAGTTCATCGACGACTCGGCCTCGGTGTTTCCCTTCGCCCTGGTGCGCCGCTGCATGGTCGATAGCTGGGAGGTGTGGGACGACGTGCGTGCCTTCGCGCCGCGTCCGCTGGGCGATGCGCCGGTGTCGATTGGCTTCGATCCGTCGAAGGGCACTAGCGGTGGCGATCCCTCGGGCTGCACGGTGAATGCACTGCCTACCGCACAGCGCGACCTGTTCCGCGTGGTGGAGAAACACCAGTGGCCGGGCCAGGACTTCGACGCGCAGGCCGGCAACATCAAGCGGCTGTGCGATCTCTACCACGTCGCCGATATCGCCATCGACACCACTGGCATGGGCACTGGCGTGTACCAACTGGTGAAGCAGTTTTTTCCGATGGCCCGCGCGATCCAGTACTCGCCCGAAACCAAGTCGCTGATGGTGATGAAGGCACAGGACGTCATGGGCAAGGGACGCCTGGAATGGGACGCCGGCTGGACGGACCTCGCCGCCGCGTTCATGGCGATCCGCAAAACCCTGACCCCGAGCGGGCGGCATGTCACCTATGACGCGAGTCGCTCCGCTGACGTCGGCCACGCGGATCTCGCCTGGTCGGTGATGCATTCCCTTATCTACGAACCGCTGGAAGGCCGCGCGGCCCACAGCCAAAGCTTTATGGAGATTTACGGATGAGTAAGCGCAAACCCCGGCAACAACAGGTAAACCCAGCACCTCAGTCGGCAGCGAAGGCACACGCGTTTACGTTTGGCGAGCCGGAGTCCATCGATCGCGCCTCGCTGCTCGACTACGTGCAGGTGTGGAACAACGGGCGGTGGTACGAACCGCCGATCAGCACGCTGGGCCTGGCCAACATGATGCGCGCGGCGCCGCATCACTCGTCGGCGATCTTCATCAAGCGCAACTTGCTGGTGTCGTCGTTTGTTCCGACGAAATACTTGTCCGTCGCGGACTTCGAAGCGTTCGCCACGGACTACCTGGTGTTTGCGCATGCGTACTTGGAGCAGATTCCGGCGATGTCGGGACGGTTGCTGAAGCTCAAGCGCTCGCCGGCATTGTTCACGCGGGTGGGTGTGAAGGATGAGCGTTGCTGGTTTGTGCCGTATAGCGGCGAGGCCTTCGAGTTTGAAAATCCGGTGTGCCAGCTTTTGGCGCCGGATGTGAGTCAGGAAATCTACGGTGTGCCGGAATACCTGAGTGCGTTGCACTCGGCGCAGCTTAACCGGTCGGCGACGCTGTTTCGGCGCAAATATTACGACAACGGCTCGCACGCGGGCTTCATTCTCTACATGACGGATACGGCGCAGCAATCGGCCGATATTGATGCGCTGCGCGAGGCGCTGAAGGCCTCCAAAGGACCGGGAAATTTTAGGAACCTGTTTATGTATGCGCCGAATGGCAAGAAGGATGGATTGCAGCTGATTCCGATCAGTGAGGTGGCGGCGAAGGACGATTTTGCGTCGATCAAAAACACCAGTCGTGACGATATCCTGGCTGCGCATCGGGTTCCGCCGCAGTTGCTCGGGATGATTCCAACCAATGCCGGTGGCTTTGGTGATGTTGAGAAGGCCAAGCAGGTCTTTGTAGAAAACGAGGTTGCGCCAATTCAAGCGAAGATGCTCGGTCTGAATAGCCTGCTGGGTGCAGATGCGTTTCAATTCTCAACAGCTTCTGCCTAAGAGGAGACAGAAGCTGCTTGTTCAAACGCGTCTACATTAGTTCGCAAATTGGGCTAACTTTTCCGCCAGCTTGACAGCGAGTGCGTCAAGATAATTTTTGATAGGTGACTTTGCGTTGTGCTCGCCAAGCTTGAGATTGAAAATTGTGTACTGCGAGTTCATCGAATGATCGTTGTGGGAATGGTGAAGGACGTCCTTCACTGCCTTTTTGAACTCTTGATTTGTAGCGGCCTGTTTTGAAAGCAGGGCGTGCGTTGGTGCTAACAGCTCAAGAATGACCTGCTCAGGGCAGACTTGGTCGATTACTATCACGCGCTGCTTACACCATTGCATCCATGACTCGAGATCTTCTGTGTTTCCGTTTCCGGTGCCGACGATCGATACCTGATGGTCTTTGTCAAGTTTTCGAATCAAGGCTTTCCTTTGATTCGTGTTTAGCGCGTCTACGTCCTGATTAAAAATAGCCTCGACTCCCTTCTGATCGCCGTCTACAACCATAAGCACTTTGCTGTTTGCTTGAATGTGTGCCCGGACTTGGTTCGAAAGCATTTCGCTTATACCCACGTCATCCGCAACGACTGCTACGCCGCGGGTAAGCGACCGGTCAACTCGCGGAAGTGCGCGCTTAACCATCGCTCGTAGCAGGCGATCCTCGGTGAGGATGGTGACTTTATTTTTCTCTACAACACCAAGGCGCTCAAATGCGGAAGCTTTGGTTGGCGTGAGCCTCGGCCGAATCCCTTCACTTGATTCTTCAAGCACAACCAATGCCGACTGAGGCAGATTCTCAACGAAGGTCTGCGAGTGCGTCGAAATGATGACTTGGATGAGCTTGTCTCTAGCAAGTTCGAGTAGGTACTCAATCAGCT